TACGAATTCTAATTGAAACTCTCTTAAATCAACACCTTTGTATAATAATTGCATTTGTGGGTTTGTAACTACACCTAATGCTTGTGCCGCTAAACCACCTAATGCATCACCATTAACTCCTGGAATTAAATTGGCGGCTTTGCCAAAAATATTAGCGCCAATTGCTGTTGCATATGGAACAGAAGCTTCTTGTAATCCTTTAGATTTGATATCTGAGTAGGCATTAGCAACCATGCCAGGTAATCCTAATGCTTCAGTTAAACTTACTTCACCATAATTTGAAGTATAATTAATTGCCATAGTCTCTGGCATAAACAATGAAATTGTTGCCAATGGAGATTGTTGTGTTAATGGGGTATATGAAGCTGCAGTGATTGTTTGTACTGCAACCGAAGCGGCCGTAGTTGCTACACCACCTAAAGCAGTTATTGCTTCACCTGTATTTCCATTAACAGCACCTTTAACTGCATTAATTGTTTGATTGCCTAAAGAAGCTAAATTATTACCTAAACCAGTTTTATAATCGTATGCTTGAAAGATTACTGCGTGACCCATTGTTGGGTTTGAACCTAAATCTGCTGGAAACACCATGTTTTGTGCTGAAGATGTTCCACCTAAAAGACTTGCTAATGGACTGGCGATTGAATTTAAACTTACACCACCAATATTTGTTGGTATGACTGTTAGGGCCATGGTACTCTCTGGTTAATTGAATATATAGTATTTATATGGCTTATTCAGGACGATTTGTACCCCGTAACCCAGCAAAATATGTTGGTGACCACAAAAATATCATTTACCGCTCGAGCTGGGAATGTCGAGTGATGGATTGGCTTGACCGAAACGATGATATTATATCATGGGCTTCAGAAGAACTTATCATTCCTTATATTTCTCCAGTTGATAATCGATATCACCGATACTTTCCAGATTTTATTGTTAAAGTAAGAACTAAAGATGGTGCATTTAAAACCATGATGCTTGAAGTTAAACCTAAAAAACAAACAAAACAACCAGAACCTCGTAAACGAGTTACCAAACAATATATTAATGAAGTTACTACCTATGTAGTTAATGAAGCTAAATGGAAAGCAGCCAATGAATATTGTTTGGATCGTGGTTGGGAGTTTAAAATACTAACAGAGGATCATTTGGGGCTCACCTAAATACTTAAATGGCATCTAAATTTACTACACTCGCAGAAGAACATTCACAAGCCGACTTTGACCGCTTGTCGAAAGATTCTTTATCTTGGATGAAAAAGAAAGTCCAAGAGATTCGTTCACCAGCATCCATGGCATTAGGCATGGCTCGTGAGAAATCTAGGCAAACAAATACTTTTAAATTGGGTCAGTTATATTGTTTTTATTATGATCCAAAAGGTAAAGATGATTTACCATATTACGATATATTCCCAATGGTATTGGTACTGGATCGTTATGAAGATGGATTTTTAGGTTTGAACCTACATTATTTACCATACCGATACCGAGTGGCATTCCTGAAGAAACTCATGGATTACGCAGTCCTAAACAAAGATGATGAAATTAAAAGGTTGAGAGTCACTTACGACATTTTAACGACCTCCAGGCGTCTCCGTGAGTTTCAACCTTGTCTCAAACGTTATCTTTTTGGTCATATTAAGTCAAGATTACTTACCATTCAGCCAAATGAGTGGGAAGTTGCTACATTATTGCCACTACAACAGTTTAGAAAAGCCAAACCAAATAAAGTCTGGCAAGATTCGATAGAAGAAATAAGGAAAAACTAAATGGCCGGTACCATTAATGATTTTTTAGCCAGTTTTACCACAGATATTGCCAGACCGAATAGGTTTGATGTGACCATTCCTGTACCACTTTCTTTGGCAAACTATATTACTAGTGCCAGAAATTTAACTTTCCGTTGTGATACAGCGGTATTACCCGGTCGTTCATTTGAGACGGCAGATAAAAAAATGGGTTCTGCACCAATCGAAAAGTTTCCATATCACACCAACTACCAAGAAGCAACACTTACATTCATTCTGTCTGATGATATGAATGAAAAGATTTTCTTTGATGCTTGGATGGAACTAATGAATCCATCAACAACATATAATTTTCAGTATAAATCAAATTATGCTGTTGATATTAGTATTAATCAGTATGATGTAAAGAACAATTTAACTTATGCTGGTTTGTTACAAGAAGCATTTCCAATTGATGTGAACCAATTGGACTTAGATTGGGCGGCCGATGGTCACCATAAACTGGCGGTAGTATTTGCTTATCGTCAATGGAGTAATAATTCTGTTAGTTCACTCATTAATAATCTTGAAAGTGGTATTATTTCTGGTTTGATTAGTTCGATTTAATTATAATATTTGAGGAGTTTTAAAATGGCATTACCAAAGATTGATGCACCAGTATATGAATTAGATTTACCTTTATCGAAGAAACATATTCGTTTTCGTCCTTTTTTAGTAAAAGAACAGAAAAATTTGATGATGGCATTAGAATCTGATGATAGAGAAACAATCGAAAGAAACATCCGTCAAGTTCTAACTAACTGTACCTTGACCGACAATATTGATGTTGATAGATTACCAGTCATTGATGTTGAGTTTTACTTTATTAACTTACGAGCAAGGTCAGTAGGTGAAGTGGTTGAAAACGAATACATCTGTACCAATGAAATTGATGGTAAATCCTGTAATAATAAAATGAAAGGCACATTAAACTTATTGGACATTAAAGTTGATGTTGATCCTGATAGAAAAGATACCATTAAAGTAACCGATAAGATTTCTATTAAGATGAAATATCCAGAGTTCTCTTTGGTCGATAAGTTAAGTAAAAAAGAATCAGCTGTTGATATTGCTTTTGAAGTAATGGCAGAAAGTATTGAGTGGATTTTTGATGGTGAACAATACTATCATGCACACGAAACACCAAAAGAAGAATTGATGCAGTTTATCGAATCTTTAAATCAAGAACAATTTGGCAAGTTGGAAGAATTTTTTAATAATCTACCAACAATGCATCGAAAAATGGAAATGAAATGTTCCAAATGTGGTTTTGAACATACGATTAGTATGGAAGGTCTCGAAAGTTTTTTCGAGTAATATTTTGTTATGATAATTTGAGAAATTACTATAAAACTAATTTCTCGTTGATGCAACACCATAAGTATTCTCTCACGGAACTTGAAAATATGCTACCGTGGGAGAGAGACATTTACGTTACTATGTTGATTCAGTATATTGAAGAAGAAAACGAAAAAATAAAACAACAACAGGCTGCAGCAAGACGATAGATGGATGATAAAACATTTAACGAGTTAATCAAAAAAGGTGAACTCAGTTTAATACTTATGGATGGTGGTGCTGACTTAACGCCTCAACAAATGGCAAAAGTCAAAAAAACTGCTGCGGATTTAAGTGATGCTCGTTTAGAAGAAATGGCAGTAGAACTTGCTGGAACTCCAGGTTATATGGAGTTTATGATGTTACCTTTGATGTCCAAAATTGTAGGTAATACATTCAAAAAAACATCTAAAGAAAAACCTAATCAAACTAAAGAACAATCTTCTAATACTTCTGTAAAAGAAGAATCAAAAGAAAAACCTGTTGGTAAAAAAGACCCACAACTTAATACTATTGCACCTACTGCCGAAACTCCATTAAAACCCGGTGATTCAGAAGGTGATATTCTAGGTAAAATCTTCAACCTCATGGTAAAATCATATCATGAAAGAGATGCTGAGTTCAAAGAAGAAACCGAATATAAACAAAAATTAGCCGAGAAAAAAGAAGAACGGTCTAAAGAACTCATTGGTTTGTTTACCGCAAAACAAAAGAAAAAACCTAAAAAAGAACCAGAAAAGAAAAAAGAAAAACCTAAGAAAAAAGAAGAAGAAAAAAAGAAAGCAGGCAAAACAGCAGAACCTGCACCTAAAGAAACACCAAATGCAACACCAAAAGTAGAAAAAGTAACTAAACCACCTACTGGATCCGTAAGTACGGGTATTGCTGCAATTGCTGGTGGTGCAGGTTTGGCTGCCGTTGCTTCTACTGTTATAGCCAAAGAAGAAGGTGTAGCCACAAAAGCTTATTGGGATCCACCGGGCCAAAATACATTAGTGTCTGTTGGTTATGGACATCAAATACAACCAGAAGAATACAATCAAGGATTTATTCAAGCTGGCGATGAGAGAATACCTATCAAAGGTAATCGTGGTATTGATACTACTATAACAAAGGATCAAGCACAAAAATTATTAAAAGTAGATACGCCAAAATATGAAAAGAGAGCTTCTGATCCTTTGGGAAGTTCTTGGAACAAATTAAACGAACAACAAAAATCAGCATTAATTTCTTATGCTTATAATACAGGAAGTACCGCAAGTTTAGTTAAACAAGGACTAAAAGATGCTATTGATAACGGTGATATGAAATTAGCCGCTTCCATCATTCGTGATAAAGGTATAAAAACAGCCAAAGGTAAATATTTAAAACAACTTGATGAAAGACGACATAGAGAGGCCGACTTATTTTTATCCGGTCCAATCAAATCTAATCAAGAATCTTCCAGTTTACAGGTTGTGCCATCTACTGATGTACAACAAATACCTGAAAAAATGAAATCCGACAATCAATCCGCAACACCATCCGTGTCGGTGTTAAATAATAATACCAATATAATTAAAGGTGGTACTACATATAGTATAATAGAAGAAATTGTATCAGATTATCCAGCATTTTTACAGAAACAATTTAATTTAGCATAAAATGGACTATCAAAAAGCACGAAGCATTAGAAAAAAGAGTCTTTTATCTCTCATCAATCAACAAAAGTTTGGTGAAGGTAAAAGTATTACTGCTTCTATCGGTGGTGCAGTTTCTCAAAAATTTCAAGCCAAAGCCAAAGGTATTAAAGAGAGTTTGGATCCTTTAAATTGGGTCAGAAAAGCCACAGGCAAAGGTGCTTTTGGTGATTTTGCTGTTACTGGTTTGGGTAGATTGTTTGGTCGTAGTGATAAAGATATCAAAGCATTTGGTGGTATTGGCCGCAAGAAAATCAAAGGTAAGAAAGATCCTCAATTTACTACTATTGCTGCAGGTCCAATTAAACCATTGAAACGTGGTGATGGTGTGGCTGATGTACTGGCCAAAATGTATAACTTTATGATGCAAAATGAAGAATTACATAAACTCAACCATGAAATTGAGAAAGCATTCAAACAAGAAGAAATGGATGAAGATGACCGCAGACACAATGAGTTGGTCAGAACTATCAAAAAATATTTAAAAGTACCAAAAACTCCTGCAGAAGAAAAGAAAGATGGCGGATTGTTTAGTGGTATAATGGATTTCATTAATGATTTAAAAGAAAAGTTTGAGAATTTATCTAAACTTTTGACGCCAATGATAGAAGCACTAAAAAAAGATTGGCTAATGAAATTTATTACAGGTGAATTTGGTGCTCTTTTTGCTTTGCCAGCTTTAGGCATAGCTCTAAGTGCATGGATGCTTGATTGGTCAAAAGATAAAGAAAAACAATTAGCAGACAAAGGTGATGTTAGAGGATTAGAAAAACAGGTCCGAGCAACCAATGCTGTTGGTGGTAGTGAAGTTATGTCGGTAGAGAATGAAAAACTTATGGACGATTTGGTTGGAGAAAGATTAAAAGAATCTAAAACACCAGAAGGTCAAGCGGCATATCAAGTTTGGTTGAAAGAACATCCAGAAAAAACTTCAGCAAAAACTTATAATAAAGATACTGGTGTAGATGAACTTGCTGCTGATTATTTAAAAGCAAAAGGTTATAAAGCAACAATAGAAGCACCAAAGAAAGAACAAGAAGA